TTAAGCATAGACCGTCCACGGGTCTGCCCGGTATTTGATTTTTTGGTCTTCGGACTTGTGCCATTCGTGGTCGTCTTCGGTGGTGACCCAAGTTGAGTCTTCGCGCCGGATTCGTTGGCATGAGTTGGCGGGTATCCAGAGTGTTTCTTTTGCGCCGTTGTCTACCCTGCCGAGTTGGTTTTTGATTCGGGCGATCATGAGCATGTTGCCTTTCCAGCCTTGCGCTTGGGCGTGGAATAGTTCACCGTCATGCTCCACTTCAACGTAGGGATACCGGTTAGTTTCGTACCTGTAGAGTCCTGGCGAGTACGGGTCTTCGTAGTAGTCCACCAGTTGATTGTCTCTTAACATAATCCGGCCCCCGCTGAATAGATCGTCAGCGGGGGCCGGTTGCGAGTTTTGCGCTGGGCCATGAATCCCCATCCATGACCCCAAGGACTTTAGTTTCCCCAAAGAACTTAGGTCGAGCGTGAAACCTAACCACATGCTAGAGCGTTAGGCGCGTTTATGCATAGGATTTCTTCATGATCCGTGAATATGGATTATTTATTCATTCAGGCTTCAATCCTTGAAAAAGGTTGCGTCTGGTTGAGCAGAGTCGATAGAGTCTAGAACGGTACGATTTCCACCTTCTAACGACTAGTCAGGCGATAACCCTCTTCCCCCAAGAGAGGGATTATCCTAGTCGAGCCCGCCAGCCTCCCCAAGTGCTGGCGGGTTGCCTTTTTAACGCACAAAAGCCGCCCCACCCTCAAGTGAGGGCGGGGCGGTTCTGTCTATTCGTCCAAGGTAACTGGGCCGGTCACTTCGAAACCTACGGCAGACGACTCGTCGTCCTTGGTGCCGGCGGCAAGCCACGGCAGGAAGCGCTGCAGGAACTCCTCGACCATCGGCAGTGCCATGATGCGGGTAACCGCTGCGGCGATACCCAGAGCCAGCGCCGCGGCGCCGGTAGCCGCTTCAGGACTTCCCTGGGTGGCAGCACTGTAGATCGATGGTGCCATGGCAGACAGAGCGACGATGACCGCGAGGATAGTGCGGACGGTAGCTCGCCATGGGTGTTGGGACTGCGTGGTGATGGCTGAATGCTTAGCCATGATGCCTCCTAGTAGGTGTTGTTGTCGTTGAGCCAGCGCTGGATGGCTTCGTAGGTCATCTTCTTGGGGTCGCCGTCGAGGATGCCCTTGTAGAACTTGCGGTCTTTCAGGTAGCGCTGGAATTCGTACCAGAACCACTTGCCGTCCTTGCCGTCCACCTTGAGTGGAGTGCCCTTAGCGACGCCCCACTTCGCGACAGGGGTCTTGGTGTAGTACGGGTTACCGTTCGGGTCGCGTACGTCCTGCAACCAGTTCTGCAAGTCGGTGTAGCCGAGCTTGCCGATCTTCCCGTCCCACTGCTTGTTCGACTTGTAGCCGAGCTGGTGCATGAGGATCTGGATTGCGCCCTGTTCCCAGGACTTGTAGTTGCCGTTGATCGTCAGTTCGGCATAGTCGGTAGGGAAAGTAGTTGAGCCGTTCGGAGTGTTCGATGGCGACTGGTCTTTGACCTTCTTCACCTTCGCGTCTTCAGGCTTTCCGACCGACTTCACTTCACCCTTGGCAAGGCCCCACGAACCTGACTTGGCTGCTGCCGTGGTGTGCTTGATCGAGACGTGAACGTGCTTGGTGTGTGCATTCGCGCCCTCGTACTTGCGCCAGCGGGTGCCGCCCCAGATGCGATGGTTGTAGATGCAGTAACTGGTACGGCTGTCGTAGATGACAGCGTTCAGGAAATCCTCGACACTGATCCCGTCTCTGTCCACGTCGATAGCACGCACGATGCCACCAGCGCTGTAGTCCGGGTTGTGGTCAGAGACGCGGGCGCTGTGCGAGGTGTCGCCGATCCAACCATCAGATGCTTTGTCACGATCAGGCCATCGGGTATTGGTTTCGCTGCGGAGGTCGTCAAGCGAAGGGGCAAGATGAAAGCTCATTGCCAGATCCTTTCGGGCATAGAAAAACCCAGACCGCTTTGGCCTGGGCATAAGAAAAGCCACCGCGGAGGGTGGCTTAGGTTTCGGGTGCGTACTTCGATTTCAGCTTGCCAACGTCTTCGACCAGCTTTTCTTGGGCTTTGTCGGATTCCTTGGCGATGACGATGTGCTCGTCTAGTTTGGCCGTGGTCTCGGCAAGCTTGTACGCAGTCTCATTGCTGCGGTCCTCGATGCGCTTCACCGCGTCCTTGATTGATCCGCCATGGTTCGGTGTCACCTCGTGATGAATGCGTTCCGTCTTTTCTTCCAAGGTGAGGATGCGGGCTGATACGCCAGGGACAGCATGCTGAATGATCTGGTCTGCTCTGTCGCGCTTTTCTGGTTTCCCGTTCCACTGGTCGAGGAAAGCGGCAAACTCGCGAAGCCGACGGACAATTACTCTGAGCGGCTTCCATAGAATTCCGCCCACCAGGATCAGTGCACAAGTCCAGAACAACGCCCCGTTCGGGCCGCCGAGAAACTCAGGAATAGGGGGCATTCTCACCACCTGCCATGTGTCATCCCGCCACAACCTAGCGCTTGCAGATTGTGTTTGCATCGTTTCCAATCGCATCCTGGCTCATGCTGAAGGTTCCATATGTTACGAGAACAATCGGGGCAACCGCCCCACAATAGGCGGAAGTTAAAAATTAATGCTTGAATTCGAGTCATTGGAAAATGCTTTCCTTTCGCCAATCTCGGACCTAGGGGAAAAATGTCACCGTCGACTAATTCATTTGGGGATGTCGAACATCTCGTAGGAAGATTCATTATCAAATTTGGAAGGTTGGAGCAGTGTACGGGGCACTTCCTGAGGACCTTATATGGCGATGTTGATCCTGATGAAAGAGACGCGCATATTTTGCGCCTCACGCTTTCAAGGACACTTTCTGAAATCAGATCGCGCATGTCCAAATTAGGCGCCGATCACCAAAGCCTCATCGGCTCAACCAAGACGTGGATCTCTGAGACGAAGCGCCTGAACGAAGAACGAAACAACATCATTCACTCAGAGCTGATGCAGAAATCCAGCGGAGAAATTCTCTATCTGAACCCCAAGCTTGGGTGGGTTACGATCTCCCATGATGACCTGCAGGACTACTACCAGCGAGCAGCCAAACTCCTGAACGAATGCATGGATCTAACGGAACAATACGTGTACGCAACGGGAGGCCCGAAAGCCTCCACCGTCAAGAAGGGCACGACGTACATAGCCGCCTATGAGTTGAGCAGCATCGTAAAGAAAACGATGCCGTCGGATATACTCCCGCTAAGGTCCCGCCAGTAGCGCCTGGAACTTCTCTAGTGTCGAAGCGTGGTGTTCTGCTTTCGGGTCATCTGACAGTCGAATCAGGTGTATCGAATGCCTAATGTCGTCGATTCTGTCTCTGCTCTGGATACTTTCTTCTGTCCATCCCAGACCTTCGAGCGAGTCTGAAGCTAATTCATTGATGGCGGCCTGCAGAGCTTCGATGGCGTCAACTGCAAATTCTGGATCATTCACTATGGCTGCACGCAAAGCTTCACGATTTGGTGTCTTCAATTTTGCGACCTTTCTTCGGCCCGGATTCGTCCGATGTCGCGGACCGTATAGATAGCGGCCAAGACAAACGGTCGGATGATGCAGTAAACCAGAAAAGCACCACATAGAACGTTCAGAATTTCCAAAAAAGACATTCTCTGTCTCCTTGCTAGTATGACGATAGCCCAAGAGCAACGCTCACAGAGGGCATAAAAAATGCGCCCCTGTGAGCGCTTGTGGTGTCTGCCTTGTCTAGATCGCTACGCCGGGTAGGGTTGCTGGCCAGTTGGCAGTGCATGGCCATGAGATTTCACGGGCCGACGCGGTACCGTGAACCGTACCGGAGAGCATGGTGAATCCGCCGGATAGTGACAAGGTGATTCCCTGTTTGATAGTGCCGGAGCTGTCGCGCTGCGGATAGGTTTCAAGGATCATTGGTGACTGGAACCCGGCGGGCATGTCCATGAATCGTGAGCTAGTAGCCGCCGAACCATTCAGGCCCGTGATGCGTAGGTAGCACCGGTCATTCTGGCGCTGAATCTCGATAGCGCTGGCAGTCCACCCGTTGATCAGCAGGCTGGTGACGTTGCGCCGCCCGGTGTCCTGACCGAGGCGGTTCACTTCAGCGTTGGTGTCGTTGTGCAGGCCTGCGTGCCCAGCAGTATTGACAGTCACGTTAGTAGGTAGTGGAAGTGCCATAGTGTTTTACTCCTTAGTTTGGGATGACGAGAGCGCGAAGGCCTGGGCCGCCTGAGTCTGGTGCGCCGATTTTTACGCGTTGCTGCGAGCGTGTGCCGTCCTTGTTGACGCGAACCAGGATGGAAGTATCCCCCGCCGTTTCTGGGTCCTCCACCTGCAAGCCGGTAACTAGTGACGTACTGCCCTTTGGTGTTACCTGAATTTCCTTGCGTGTACCCTGTGCAACACCCGCCACGAAGTTCTCGGTGGCTACAGCAATATCCTGCTGAGTGACGACCGGCTGATTTCGTGGGTCAGTTCCTGCACCGGGGACATGCACGTAATCCGGTGACACTTTATAAACGGTTCCCGATTTGGTGGAGCTGAGTCGGTCGCCGGCTTGGACCGGTAATGGTGCTTCGACGGTGCCGCGTGAGCGAAGCATCATGTATTCAGGCGAAGTGGCCGGAGAGTCGCTCAGCGTTTCAAATCGTGCACCCACCATACCTTCGCGGCGGAAGTTGATGTAATGCCCGCCAACCAGTGTTCCGACGGTACGCGCTGAGTGATTCACGCCCGCGCCGTCACCCCATGCAGGGCGGGCCCGGTCATCCAGGGTAAACGCTGTGTTTGGCTGCAGCTCGATATACGGCTTATAAAAGTGCATGGCCATGCCGGGTCGGTTGCCCGCGTCCAGGATGAATGCACGACCCCTGCCACGTGCGGTCAGCTCGGCGCGGTTGGATACACCCATTGAGTACCAGCCCTCGAAGTCTGGGTTAGCGTTCGCGGTGTGCTCTAGGCCGTGGGCTTCTAGGAACCAATAGACGCGCTCACCACTGTTAGGCGTGGACCCGTCGCCGGTAACGTGAGACTGGAAGCCCGCTGTTACATCGCCGTTCCAGTCCTCATCGGACGCATCAACTTCAAAGTATGGTCGAGCTTCCTGATTACCGGGCTGATTCGACTTGAACTGGATGCGGTGGCCACGCGCTCCACGAACCTCTTTCAGTATCGCTGACTGTCCAAGGCGGATCAGGTCGAACGGGGTAGACCCGTCGAGCTTCGCATACTTCGGCAAATCGGGGATGATCGACGGATGGATCAGGCCATCAATCAGGCGTGGCATGGACGCGAAATATGGGATTAGCTTCTGCGGTGCACCCACAGAATCACCAACTGTATCTTGCACGTAATCCTTCGTGTAGCGGTTCCAGCTCGCGCTCACCAGATGCTTGTAGTATCCAGTGATGTCCGCTGTCAGATGCTGGTCAGATTCAAGGTCAATCGCGGCGAGCTGAGCATCATACCCATCAGTGATGAGGATGAGCGCCTGATTCACTGTCATCGCCAGCGTTTTCAGGTCATTCGCCAGCTTGGACGCAAGAGCCTTGTCCTTGATTGGGTCACTGGGGAGGGGGAAGAATATTTGGTATGGCGACGTTTCGGCCATGTCAGTACCTCCATATAGGAGACACCCGCGCCGGAATGATCAGCGCGGGTGTCGGTGTTTAGTTCTGGGTTGAGTCGTTGAACTCTTCATACGTTTCAGGTACTGGACCCAAGGTTTGCCATTGCTCGTAGGTGAGGTTCCCGCCGTCAGAGTTGAATTCCTCGTAGGTGGTATACGTCGTGGTTGCTTTCAGGATTCGGACACTCAGTGATTGGGTGTAGCTGTCGCTGAATGCGCTATTAATCCCGATGATCACCGCGTCAAGTGTCACACCGAGGAAGTCCTCAGAGTTCAGTTTGATCCGGTCGCCGAGTTGCAAGCGTGGGTCAGGGGTTACGGTGAGCTGGTCAACACGTGGGATGCCCGCGACGGCGATCTGCGCGATGCCGTCAATCAGGTTCGACATGATGTTGGTTTCCTGCACGCCACTGCCGGTAGCCCACGCACCGAAGTCGTGTTCATACGCTGGGCCCGGTGCGCCGGTATCAATAGGGTCCTTGATCATCTCTTTCCAGGAGATTTTCGCCTTGGCGCGGATGATTGGCAGATTCTCACCCCACCACGAAAGCCATAGGGCTGTTACGCCAGTGAAATTCGGTGATAGGGTGCGTGTCTCCACCTGATAGCCAGGCTCCAAGCCCTGCGCCGTGGCCTTGTACTTGAATGAGTCGTGATCGAGTCGCGTATAAGTGCTGACCAGCTTATTTTGTGATGGTAGGTTTGCGTACTGCTCGTTGGTGCCGTCTGTGTAGATGCCGCCAAAGACGTTCCCATCCCCGGCGTTGACCATTGCCGAGTTCCAGCCTTCAGGGCCAATGGTGTTTCCAGCAGGGTCAACCATGATCCAGTCTTCGCCGTCTTCTGGTTCGATCAGGATTTCATGGGTGTCACCTTCTTGGAGTGCTTCAGATTCACCCTTGAAGACGGTGACGCCGTAGCGTCGACGCTGAGATACGACAGGGAGCAGGTATTTTGCGCTGATCTTGGACCGGCGCATCAGCAGGTCATTGCGCCACCCCATGCCCAGGATGTTGTCCAGCGTGGTCAGGGTTGCGACGGTTGGCCCGTTGTAGAGGGCCGTGGCCGAAGCGGTGCGCAGCTTACCCGATTCATCCAGCCAGGTAGGGGTCATGAGCGCGTCGCTAATGTCCTGCAATAGCTCAATAGCCGGGGTGTTCTTCGTGGAAGGAAGCGCGAGAGCGGTGAAAACTCGGCTTGTACCGAAGCTGAATGAGTAGGTTGGAGAGAAGTTGAGTTGACGGAACTCCGCTCCGGTAGTCACCGGGCGTTCTACCTGTAGACCGGCGATACGTGTTGTTGCGTCGCCGGTCAACTGCACCATTTCCACGGCAGGGCCAAGGCCGCCAGTGGTAATCGTCGCGGTAGCGATGTCTCCCTTGTCATTTCGCAACGCCATGTTGGACTCACGGAAGACTACGGCGATATTCTGTGCGCCGTTGCGTGGGATGGACGCTACCTGCACACCGTCCACCTCAGCGGTGATCGTTGATGCGCCAGCTCGTAGTGTGAAGTCTTGGCCGCCAATGGTCGCCTTCGCACGTGCCACACCATTATGTGTTGGTGCGATCATGAGACTGATCTGCACCGGCCCAGCGGTCTGCCCCGTCTTGGGGATGAACCGGGCTGACACGTCGCCCACCACGTCACCCCAGGAGGTGAAGTACGTGACCGGCGGTTGAGTCGTGCTCGATCCCGCCGAGACGGTGAGTACGTCCCCTACTAGTGGCATCATCGAGCCCTGCATTGGAACGTCCAGCACTGTCGCCTCCACGGATTTAGGTGTGGAGTAAAAACCACTTGCGCGGGCAGCGAGATTGGCATAGAACGCGGCACCGAGACCGGGGAATCGGTGCGTGAAATACTCGCTCGATGGGCTGTTATTCAGTGGTGGCATGGTCGCCAACAGTGCAGGGTAATTCACCGGCTCATTGAGTTTGTCAATGTCGTCGATGAGTGACGCGCCGTGAGAACCAAGGATCTCACCCGATGGTGAGTCAATCGCACCAGTGAACTGCACCCACTCGGTCACGCCGTCAGATACGAAGATTTGCACCCGGTCCCCCGGTTTGGGAGTCCACCCGGTCGAGGGGTTCCAGGGGTTGTGGTTCGTCTGGACCGATTTGCCTTCAGCCCAAACCACATCAGCCGTTGCCTGCGTAACCCCGTTGCCACCTCCTAGCCCTTGAGGTAGGTCGCCCTGCAAGTCGCGCCCGATGCTCCACGACTCAACCTCACGCTCAACACCGTTCACTAGAACTCGCGATGTGAAAGTTTGAACGTTGGAGCTGATCAAAGACCCAGCCTGCAATTACCCCACCTCCGAAACAGTGAACGAAACATTTGAATACGTAGCACCAGGAACAGCAAGAGTCAGATCAGACGAAAACGAATCCACTACCGCTTCCGGACAGCCGTTGCCGGCAGACCACGGCTGCACAGTGTCAGTCCACGTCACCACAGGACCGGTGGAACGTCCTGCGCCATTGATGACCATCTCGACATAGGCCGCCCCGGCGGGTGGCGTCTGAGTTACCTTTAGGCGTTGCCATTGCGTCGAGCCAACAGATGTGGGGGAACTGTAAGACTGAATCAACACGTCGTTGATGTCACGGAAACGCAACTGCACGCGCATCCCCGCCCCCAGAACATAGCCTGAACCAGTGACCGCGACACCCTGTAGGACAGGCACCTTGTCCGGTATCAGCACCACGTATGCGCTATCGGAATTGAAGTAAGACCTCGGCATCACAAGACCCGGCTCAACTTCCACCGACCCAGCACCAACCACCGAACTCGCCGACGGAATTGTGGGGTCACACAGCGACCAATTAGGCGACAACAAATTAGTATGCGGCGCATCAGCCGACACAAAAACAAACGGACCCGGACCCCACGCACCATTAGCGAAAGCAGACAGTGTGGAGTGCTCCGAAGGGTCAGCGAACTGTGCGTTCAAACCCCAAGTTCGCCGGCCAATAGGTCGCGCCTGAGCCTTACGCCGACCTTCCAACGTGGTCGAGAATGAATATCGCTCTTCGGCATCCAACTGCGCTGACGGAGTCGAATAAATGGGGATCATGCGACCCAACGTTCCAAGATAAACAGTCACAAGACCTCCAAAATAGAAGTGGCCCACCCCGAAGGATGGGCCACTTCAACCATTATTTACTTGCTGGCCAACGCAATTTATTGCGCCCGGTAACGTTCGCCTTAGCGATTTCCCGCGAATCGACCTGAAGGCTGATAACCTGCTCACGTTCACGAATAGCAGCAATCAAACGATCAATATCCGACTCCGCGAAGCCACCCTCAACAGTTTGGTTCACAGCCTTAGTCACCGTGTCCCACTGATTAGGATTCAAGATCGCTTCAGGCTTACGCGTCTTGTTCACAATCGTGGAAACACCCGGCTGCAACCAACCACCGTCATCATGCAGGTAAGACATGTAGTTGAACGGAACACCGTTCTTCCACAACTCAGCATGCAAGTGAGGACCAGTAGAACGACCAGTATTACCCGATGATGCGATGCGCTCGCCGGCCTTCACCTTGTCGCCGGGTTTCTTGCCCCAGCCGGACAAGTGACCGTAGTACGACGACATGCCGTTCGCGTGATCCAGCACCATGCCCTTACCGGTACGCCCGGTAACAGCGTTGACACCGATCTTCCGAACAACACCATTGAGCATCGCTCGAACCGCCGAACCAATCCCAACCGCGAAGTCGATACCAGCATGAGGATAACGCCCACGCGAAGTACCAAACCCCGAAGTAATCGGACCATTAGCAGGCTTAGCAAACGAACCAAGAGGACCGTCAAAGTACATGGCAGTATTTGAACCGCCTGAACCCTGAGCTCCCTCATCCTTCTTCGTCGCCCAACCAGTGAGACTGTCAATGACCTTGAACCCAGCACCGCGAATCAGCTCGTTGAAGCCGCCGCCAGGAATGAACGAGGAAATCGACTGCTTCAGTGGTTCCGTGACGGCACGAACACCAGATGCGAGCATGCCAACAGCCCAATCCTTCACCTTGCCGACAGTGTCAGTGACACCACCCCAGATGTTGGACCAGAACCCGCCGATAGGAAGTTGAGATTTCTTCTCGTCATGCCCACCGTTCATTGCAGGCAACGCACCCATAGGCGCTTGCATACCACCACTGAGCATCTTTTGAGTCTCAGTGGCGGTGTACACGTAGCCGGGGCCGGTGTTGATCAGCTCGGGGCCTTCTTCGCCGACGAGCTTCCAACCGTTCTTCATCTGCCCGCCCTTGGCGAACGCAGGAAGATTCACTTCAGGAAGAGTCCAGTCCAACCCGAGTTTGCCCGACATGGTGTTGATCATGTCGCGCAGACCGTTGTTGTAGACCGTGTTGACTACGAAATCAATTGGCTTGTACGCGATCGATTTGATCTTGTCCCAAACCTTCTTGATCCCATCAACACCCTTTTCAAAAGCAGGCTTCACCGTGTCATTAATGAAGTCACCAAGCGCTTGGAACACCGGCTTAATGTAGGTGTTCCAAACGTTCTTGATTCCATCAGAAAGCGACTTCCACCCGGACTTCAAGGCATCGAAAGCTGGCTTGAGAACATTGTCCCAAACCCACTTGAAGAAATCGCCAACAGCCTGGAAAACAGGCTTGATAACGTTGTTCCAAACATTGCTTAGCGCCGGTGCGAGAGTGTCACGCCAGAACGAAATCAAAGTGTTGAAAACAGGCTTGAGAACGATATCCCAAACCCATTTGAAAAAGTCACCTAATGCCTTGAATACGGGCTTGATAACGTTCGTCCAGACATTCTTCAGCGCTGGCGCTAAAGTGTCCCTCCAATACGTCACAACCGCGCCAATTGCAGGCTTCAGAACGGATTCCCAAACCCACACAAAGAAGTCACCCAAAGCCTTGAACACAGGCTTCAGCACGGTATCCCACAACGTTTTCAGTGCATAGAACACAACGCCGAAGTAAATCGCCAAGGCAGACAAGGCAACCTTGACGACCGTCTCCCAAACAGCCTTGAAGAACGAGCCAATCGCAGCAAAAACCGGCTTCAGCGTGTTATTCCAGAAATTAGCTATCGCACCAACAACAACACCGAACACTTGACCGATGGCCTCGAATGCCGGCCTGAGAACACCTTCCCAGATGCCCTTGAAGAAGGTAGCAATCCCGTTCCAAATATTGATGAAGAAGTTGCGGAAACCCTCATTCGTGTTCCAAAGGTAAATGAACCCTGCAACGAGGCCGGCTATCAAGCTAGCAATCAAAATGAAAACGTTAGCCTTCATAGTCGCATTCAGAGCCGCAAAACCACCCCTGAACAAAGCGATAGCCGAAGTAATACCGGCAATGATGCTGGATACTCCACTAAACAAGAAGAACGCTGCCGCAACAGACGCGATAGTTACCGCCAACGGCTTCAACCACGCCTGATTCTGCTGAATCCAACCAGCAAAACTCTGCAACGCTGGCACAGCTTTCTCATTCAAGAAACCAAAAGCCGAAGTCATAGCAGGCAAGAACGCCGTACCAATCGTCTCTTTCAAATCCTGGAACGACGCAGACGCTTTTTGTTGCTTGTTCTGCAACGTGTCAGACTCACGGGCAAAGTTACCCTGAGCATCAGCAGACTGGCCATACAACGCCGACTGAATAGCCAACGCCTTAGACTCAGCATCCAACTTAGGAATCTTGCCAGCAGTAGCCTTATTGAAAGCATTCTCAGCCGAAGTAAGCTTCAACTTCGCAGACTTGGCCTCGTCCGAATCCTTGCCATACTTCTTGACAGTCTCGTTGTACTTGCTCTGAGCGAGACTCATCTTCGTTGCCGCCGCCTCCACCGAAGCAGAGTCAACAACAGGGGCAATGATCTTCTTGTCTAAAGCTTCGGCCTCAAGAGCCGCCGCCGACAGCGTGACACCATACTTCTCAATCGGGTCCATCTCACCCTTGAGAGCGGATGAAATAGCCTCGATAGCTTCCTTAGTGGTACCACCAAACATGGAAGCCATGTCAGCGCCCATGCCGATAAGCCCATTAGTCTTATCGGCGATCTGATCCATGGGAGTACCCATGTTCTTCAACTGGGAGCCTAGAAGCGTACCGAGCTCACGGTACTCATTGCCCGAGATGCCGACAGTCTGGGAAGCCGTGGCCGCCCAATCATGCATCGTCTGAGCGTTATCCTTGAACACTGTGTCAATAGCGCCGATGGACTGTTCAGCGTCACCAGCAAGACCTACAACTTCCTTGACGCCACCAACAACAGCGCCGATAGAGAACCCGGCAGCAAGACCACCAATAGCGCCCTTGAACGCACCAGAGAAGCCACCGCCAGCACGCTTACCACCATCCTGGGCTTGCTTAGTTGCAGAGCTCGTGGCGGTCTTCATGCCCTTGGAAAGCTCAGCCTTCAGTCGCTGGCCAACACCCTTCCAACCCTTGGCATAAGTCTTAGAAGCCGTCTCCGACGATTTAGTAGCCGAAGACAAAGCATCCTTCGACTGCTTCAGCTCAGTTTGCAAACGATTCTGAGCGTCAGCAGCGCCCTTAGTCTCAGCCTCAAGCTTCTGCTCAGCAGTCGCTAAACGGTCAACCGCTGTTAGAGCCTGACTTGATTTAGCGCCAAACTTCTCCGTCGCTTCGTTGACTTTCGCCTGAGCAATCTCTACTTTGCGTTTAGCTGCTTCCTGCTTCTTAGCCGAAGCCTCCGCCTGAGCAACCACACGCTTTTCAGCTATTTCAACATCTTTGGCTAACGCGTCAACGTCAGGCTTGTTCTGATCGAAACCATTAGCGATAGCCTTGCCCATAGACTGGCCAGTTTTCGACGCTTGAGTTTCAGCGCCCTTGAAAATCCCGCCAACCTGCTTAGCGAGCTGGCTAGTTTCAGCCGCGAGAGTTAAGTAACCTGTAGCAAGTTCAACTGATGCCAAAGTGACCCCCATGGCTTAACGCAAGGAAGGCACCGACCATGATTAGTCGGTGCCTTCCTGCTTGATATGAATTTATTTGTCCCAGCCGAGCAACTTCCGAAGATCCTCAATCTTCGACGGCTTGACCTTCAGGACCTCTGACTCTTGCTTCTTATCCCACGGCCTTGGAACAGGCTTAGGAACCTCAGACTTTTTGATCCCATGGCGACGTGACACGACCGCCACAAGCTGACTAATCCCGTCATAGATCCCAGTCGCCACATCAAACATCGGGTTATACCAGAACCAGTCCTTACCATTGATGGCACGCATCAAAGGGTCATCGTAAGGAAGATTGCTGATCACAGCCCAACAGTCGGACCAAGTAAAGTCCTCAGCGGCGATATCCCGCCAACGCAAACCCCGATCAATGAGGGACGCTTCAAACGCGGCGGGATACTCGGTGTGGAGCTGTATTAGCTCGCTGATTTCCCTAAACCCACCGGCTGACCGGCAGTCCAATCCTCAATGAACTCCATCAGTTCTTCCTGGGACAGGTCACGGTACGCTTCAACAGCTTCCTTATCCGCGCCAGCAGAGATCAACCATGCGGAAACGTGCTGCACTTCGCCAGTGTTCATCGCCTCGATAACGCGCAACGGTGCGCTCTCAAGCTTCGGGAAACTGAACTCATCGTCAAACAGTTCCGACTTGAAAGTGACGAATGGGTAAGACTTTTCAACTTTGCGCTCAAACTTGCGCTTCTTCGAAGTAGGCACGGTCAGCCCTTTCAATAAAAGTAATTGGGGTCAGTCAGCGTCAAAAGGTGAACCTGTGCCCGGCGGAGCTGACCAACACGCCGGGCACAGGAAAAATAGGAACCAGTAACTACGGGGTAACTACTGGATCATCAATGAACGAAACAGCCTTCACGCCATTAGCGTCAGGGAATGCCTCAATGGTGACCTCGTAGCGGATCACGTCAGAGTGAACGAAAGTGACATCACCGGAAGTAGTGAGCTGACCATCGGCAATGAATTCGCGCAGATGGGTTTCAGAATCGAGCATGTCCAACACGAACGCCTTGCGTGGTGGCATCTTCGAAGTCTGGTTGACCTTCACCTTGCCGGCAGTAACAGTCACGTTGTCCTCGCCGTGAATCAGCTTCAGCACATCGGCGTTAGCGGACTCCAAGAACTGGAAGGTGTAAGTGATGCTGTGTTCAGTACGGACGACCTTTACAACGTCGCCACCCCATGCACGGATCTTCTCATCCGATGCGTCGGTGGTACGAGTAACACCGTCCTCACCGATATATCCACCCTTGACCCACGCAGGATCAAGAGCAGTAGCAGCATCAGTTGGAGCCGCGATGTCGGAATCGCCGAACAGCAGTCCACCAGTCGCGGTGACCGGCGAGCCAGTCAAAATAGCAGCTGTACCAGTTGCCATGATTTGCCTCCTAAAGGGCATACAAAAGAAGCCCAACCACAAACGTGATCAGGCTTGAAAAATGGTTAGGTTAGATAGCAGTAAACTCGACTGTGGACGCTCTGAAACTCAGTTCCACAGTGAAGGAGTAACCCGGCGTGCGAGTCTCCGAATCCGGTTGAAAAGTAGGCCGTTGCAACGTGCGCAAGAAAATCACGCCCTTCTCCTGGAATGGCCACTGTCGAATAATCGCATGAAGCTTACGCGCAACCTCAGACGCACGCACAGCATCAGGATGAGAAACCTCAACCGTCAACCGTGCATCATCCAAGACCACATCACGCTCACCACGACCACCAGTATCAACAACAGTCACAAGAAGCTGATCCCACGCCCACTCAGGCGGAACATCCAAGAACGGGCCAGCCTCAGCCGGGAGCCACGCCCCCAAATAAGCCATAGCCCGTTGTGTCGGATCTTGAAACATCAGAACGTCCATCAGTCACGCCCCGCATCCAAAGCACGAATCAGCGCATGATTTTTACGATTATGGAAGTGAGCGTGACCCGTAGCCATCACAGACACAGCACCACGAGGATCTTCCAAAACCAGCTCAGTGACCTTATAGCCCATCGCTTCACCGCCAGCAGCCGCAGCAATGTTCTCGGCGCGACGCTTCAAATCCTCACGGACAGCAGGAAGCTTACGGATTTCCTCGAACACCTTCTGATTGAACTTCAACTTACGAGCCATCAACCAGTCACCCGCTTCAGCGTCACAGCATCGCCCGGAGACCACCCAGTAAACGGATTCACCCACGGGCCCTGAGCCTCACCGTCAACACCATAGCGTTGGCCGCGAACCGTAACCTCATCCTGTGCGCTGAAACCAACACCGGCTGACAAATAGATGGTCATCTTAGAAACGACCCTGTACGAAAGCCCCTGAGTCGGCTCAGAGCCAGACCCAGGAGCCACCGCAACACCATGAACTTCAACAGGTGGCGCAAACTGCTTCACCGTCTGATTCAGGGCATTCTTTGTCACGCCAGTGAAACGATGATGAACGACCGTATCCCCATAAGAAAACATTAGAAATACCCATCAAAATCATCATCCGGCGCATATGCAGAGCGGGGGCTGAACCCAGGCGTAAGATTCCCAGACACAACCCCCGCAGGAGCAGGCGTGCGGTACGTTCGGACACTGCCAAGACCAGCAGAGTCATCCATGTCCGCTAGCTCGCCGGGGAGGAACCAGCCACCCTTGGAACTAGCAGACGACCAACGAACCGAAAATGGCCCAGCAGATTCCTGCTCGGCCATCTGGTTCTTCTTGTCGAGGCGACGCTGAATAGAGTCAGCCACAAACACGAGCAGATAATCCAGCAACTCCGCTACTTTGGCCTCACCATAGCGCATCACTAGAAACGCCTCGATAGCGTTGATCCAGCTAGTTACTCTCGGCTTTTCCGCGTCGTTTAGGGGCCGAGCGAGTAGTGGCTCGACCTGAGCCAGTGTCATCAGATGTGCCACTCTCGGCCTCCTTCCAGCCGTTGGAGCGGAAGAAATCTGCAACCTTACCAGTCACAGAAACCTTCCGCCCCGTACCTTCATGCACGAAAACAGCCATCGTTACGGGGTCACCGCAGCCGGAGTAACAGCGGCAACAGGCGCAACGCGTTCGCCATCGTTGCCGACAACATCTGCCAGGGTGTATGCGTAACGAGCGCGGAAACGGAGAGCGACCTGATCGTTCTCAGCCAGATTGACACCGTCAATGGTGGCCTGATCCAAGAACTTCACAGAAATATCGGAACGGATACCGATCAGTGCCAGCGAAGGATCAGCGACCATAGCCATAGCCTTGGTCTTGTCCCACGCACCATTCTTGTTCCAGTACGCATCCAAACCAGCCACGTTATCCACGGAGCCCGGAGCCTGCGACAGAGAAGGCAGGTAAATTGGCGAATTCTGCGCATCACGCAGGTTAGCCAGCTTGTACTTCAGACCACCGCGAGCGAGGAACACGTCAGGGTTAGCGCCCGAATCATCTACGGCCTCGGCAGCCTGGAAGATCGAACCCACGAGATCGTCTTCACCGGTTCCGACCTGGAAAACGTTGCCCGCAGCGGTAGCAGCAGCGAACAAATCCGCAGAAGTCCACGCAGCAGGCTTGTTGGTGCCGAACAGGACCGCGGCATCCAGTGCCTTGCCGATAGCCTGACCACCCAGTGCGGCGGCCTGCGACAGCAGATCCTCAGTAGCGTCCTCAATGTCTTCTTCATTCAGGACAATGATCGCGGCAACTTCAGCAGCGGTGAGAATCTTGTTCTCAAACGAGAACTTGGTGCTTGGCTTGGTGCGCGTTTCAGCGGTTTCACCAACCCACTTAGCTTCTGGCAAAGTCGCCAGAGCAGGCAGGTTCTGAACCTTAGCGCCCATAGGGGCGGTACGGAATGCTCGCAAGACAGTAGAAGTCTCGGTAGCACGGTTGAGCAGAGTATGGTTGTACTCTTCCTCGATCAGCGCCTCAATATCGGCGCGAGTTACAGGTGCCATTTGGCAATACCTCCAAAATAGGAATGGTTAACGTTTTGAGGAAAACTCACGAAGCGCGGCAGCAGCACGGGCCCCCTTAGCGGCAGGATATTCCTGCCCCTTTGGTGAATCGCCGAGCGACGGCTTCAGCTTGATCTTCGGCTTAGACTGTTCAGCCTTCACCAAATAAGGTTTCTCCGTCGCAATCTCAGTCAGACGCGCAGACAATTTGTCCTTGTCCACATCCAAACCAGAAACCACGCCAGAATGATCACCAAACTGCGCAATAGCGTCAGTTGGATCATGAAACCCAGCCACAATCGCGGCAGCACGAACTTCGGCATTGAAAAGCTTCTCTGCCAGTTCAGATTCAGCCTCAGTGCGGGCTTCGGACTTCGCCTGAGACAAGGAAGCATCAAAACCGCTTACCTTGTTCTTCAGATCGTCGTAATCCGCATACTTGCGATGCGTGCGAGCCACCGCAGTATTGATGATCTTGTCCAGCTCTTCCTGAGAAGCAGGAGGAGTGAACACCGATTCATTCGATGCTGCAGGATCGCCAGCCGGCTCAACCGCGGCAGGTTCGTTAGACATGAGTGTTTCCTCGATTCATCCGTAAATCCGTCGATATTCCAGCGAAAACAGTCGCTGTCACTGATCACCCTCAACGGGTAGTTCTAGGCCCCTGAACCCATCCACGGCCTTCTGTGCGTTAGCCTGGATAGCTTCTGGGAGGGACTGCGAACCGTTCGAACGAACATGCTCGGCAGCTTCAATCGCGTCACTCTTAGACCAACCAGGAATGAGAGCGAACAGCATTTCAAGTGGCGCACCAACAGTCGCCAGCTTCACAACCGCATCACTGGTCTGCGCCAAAGATCGGGTGGACGTGTCGCGCCAGTGGATCTCCGCAGCTGTGTCATCGGCAGCGTCACTGCCAAGGATCGCGGCAGCTGAACGCAAGGCAAGTTCATAACCCTCACCCATGACAACCTTGTGATCGTCAATGTTGCGGAAGTAACCCGACTCGGCAGCCGCGATACCTTCAGCAGACATATTCACCACAGAACCCAATAGGTAATGCGGAGGAACTTGGCACACAGCTGACAAATGCTTGATATGGGTGTCAACCGAGCTGGAAACCTTATCCAAATCCGCTGCAGGGAAAGAACCGAACTTCGTTAGCGGGTCCGTCGAGTGAAGCAGGGAATCCACAGCAGGACGTATCAGCGCATTTCCGTCCGCGTCGGTAGCAATAGAGCCACCAGCCATGTTCTTCTGAGGGAAAGCGCCATAGCGCTGCACCATCTGCAAGGTGAAAGTTGCGTCAACGATCCGCTTGTAAACAGGGATCGCCGGCTCAATTTCCGACTCCGGGTAGCCGTCAGTAGCGTAACTATTTGGAACCATCGCCACAGGCACAAAACCAAGATCATGCCGGGTAACGTCCATCTCGCCGATATGCTCAGGATCTCCCTCGAAACGGTAAACCGCCTCGTTATCGACAGCCATCCACTTCTTGTCTGCGACACGATGCAGCACCAGATCAGGGAATTCGTCCCACGGGTCAGCCTTTGACATAAAAGTCCGAGTCGCTGACAACGGGCGCATAACCACGCCGCCACCAACAGCAGGCAAAGACAGGACAAACGAATAACCGAGCCCGATAGCCTCCCGCGTAACCTGACCCTGCCGGCCATCCATCCCATTCTCCTGCCACGCATCTAACCAAATGTCGTTATGCGTGTACCCATCAACGATGAGGCCTTGAGCGATGCAATCGCGAACAAAGCGCAACCACGGAGAACGTGCCTTACGGAACAAATCCCGGTATTCAAGGTCAGCATTCTCCGGCATCCACGTCTTGTTCAGACCCCCATCAATGTTCTTCTGCAACCAGCGCAGCCGCGCCCACTCTTTACGAGCATCTCGCAGAAAATCACCACGAATCAGGCCAGCCAATTCATCGGCAGTTTTAGCCACAGTCTCACCTAATCCCTCTAATGACGGCCTCAACCTTCGGAGGCGCAGATTCAAACTTCTTCACAGCCCAGAAAGCGAAAGTCACCGACTGAGCCTGAGTAATTGGTTCGGCTGGGTCCACCTGCTCCCAGGTAGTCCCGCCAACGAGCGGACGGGTCCCAGCGTGCGCGAACGACTCACGCAATCCAACCTCGTCATAATGAGCGACTTGACCCGAATTCCAAGACTCAATGAACAAACCGAACGCGCCAGCGATCTCCGACGCATTCAAAGACATGTAAGGGATCTGCAAAGCATCAATATCAGTCAAAACCGGTGCACAATTCTTAGAATCCAGAGCAACAATCGACGGTTGATACTTGTTCTTGAACTCAAGCAACTTCGCAGGAACCCACAAGGTCTGAGTCGCAGTATGCAAAGTCCGAACAGCGATACGCCCATCAGTAAGGCGTGCAGCATACGAAACAGTCGCAAAACCACCGCCACGACCAAGATTCACCGTCAAAGCGCCACCAACAGGAAGCGGAAACTCGCTCTCAGAAACAACCTGATCCGCCCAAAGCGCCAAATCCATGTCGTGAAGGACAACCTCAGCTTCAGGCCGACGAGCAGGCCAAATCGACAGACGCTCCATACCGAAATCTTCAGCATTAGGCGACTTATCACGTTCCAACTGCTCAGCGATAGTCTCAAGTTCGATCAAATAACCCGCAGAAGGGTTAGCTTGCATCCAAGCGGCCTCGTCAGACTTGTCAATACTGTCAGCAAGGTCCGGATCTTCAGCGCCAGTAGGGGACCACTCAGCCCACCCAGTGCGCGGAAAAGCTTCAGTATCACGTCCACGATCCCGCAAACCCTCGAACACTTCAGAATCATTCACGCCATCTTCGGGAACAGTCCCAGCGAACAATTCCTGCCGATTCTTGATCGTCGTCTGCGTATAAGAGATCGCCTTATACGCCTGACGGCTAAATTCCTGCGCCTCATCATAAATCACGTTCGAAGCAGTAAAACCACGGCCCGAGTTCTTGGAACGGGCCACGAACCGGATACGATCCCCACGCTTCTGCCCCTTACGAGGCTTCAACGTGACACCCTCCTGCCCATTCGCCGTATAAATATGAGCAACACGAGCATCCAACTGAGGAACCGAACGAATCACAGCCTCCAACTTCTGAAAAGCCTCATCGTTCGTCTTCGTCTCATGCGAAGTATGCAAAATCGTCTTATGAGCACCATTAGCCCGCGGAAACATGAACAAATGCGCCAGGTCGTAACCCAGCAGGATCTCACCCTTACCGTTCTGACGGGCAACAAGAGCACCAAACTCAGTCGCAGCCCACGCACCAGAAGCGTCATAAGCAAAAAGCTCACCCATGACGCCCCGCTGCCACTGCAACAAGTTCACGCCACACATGTCCAAGAACTGGCAAACACGCGGCCCATGCGTTCCAACACGCTCAGGAGACTTAAGAATTCGCGGCGTTTGGGAACCCAACAACGTTGCCGCCGTCGAGGAAGCTGTCAAAACTATCGGCCTCCTGCTTTTCCTCGCCACGAATGGCCTCTAGCTCTTTCCAAACCTCGCGCAGCTCCTTGGTGAGCCCAGAAACGCGAGTAGGGTCTTCAGCAACCGCATATTGGATCGAAGCCCACAAGACCTCACGAGCACGCTCCAAGTCGTTCTCACGAGAAGGCATCTCAGGCACCACAACACCCCCAGGAGCCGACTCAGGCGACGGTTTACGCGACTCATCACGCTGCCGACGCTTCGACACTGTATTAGCTCGCCGGCAAGCATCGTCAACCGGCTCCTTATTGCGTAAATGACGCTCATAAGCAGCCTTCGTACCGCACGGCGCAGGAGGTTTAGGCATCGCTATTCCCCTATCAGGTACTAATCAGGTACACCGAACAAAATGCGGAGAGAGAAACGCCAAGAGCGGCCCGGGACGAGGCAGTTGGCGCGACCTTGGGGTGTACCCCCACCCTTATCCGGCGGGGCGGATGTTGGGTTGTGTGGTCGCGCCTTTGGTTGCGTTGCATTTGCGGTGCATTGGTTGGAGTTCTTGGTTGTATAGGTGTCCGCCGTTTGCGATTGCTTGTGTGTGGTCGGCGGTGAATGCCATGGCGTTGTTTGGTGGGAGTGTGTAGTCGATTGGTTGTCCGCACCATGCGCATGGGAGTTGTTTGTTTCGGAGGTGTTGGGCTTTGCGTCGGTAGGCTCGGTGTCCGTGTCCGTTGCGCTCTGTTGCCATCGTTCACCACCTCTTGTTGCTACCCGCGTTGGTTGTCCGGTTCCAACGCGGGCGGCGGTTGCTGGATCGTTACCCGGTCGCAGCGCCGGGCCCATCGTTGGGCTTAGCGGATCTACATAGCTACGCGGTCCAGGTTGTTGTGCGTAAACATCGAGTTTCGCAATACAATCGCTGCGCGCTCCGCCTCTTCAATGGAAACGAATGGGCCCGCTTGGTAGTTCTTTCGATTGTGCATGACCTGTACCCTGTACATTTTTCCATCTTGAGTACGTGAGACGCCTAGAACTCCTGTCGTGCTATTCCTGTTCGCGCCTGACCTATTCTCATTATTTTGTTTATCAGTTGCCAGTCGCAGATGGCTCGGGTTGACGCATCTCTTATTGTGGCAAACGTGGTCAATAGAAATCCCAGTTGGGATCTTGCCTTTGTGTTCTTGATAGGAATAGCGGTGAGCAAGCAGAAGATTGTCGTTCTTCTTGATCACTCCATACCCACGGCTGTTTATAGCGCCGGTCCAATCCCAGCAGGTTTCGGTACGTTGAATTTTCGCCCAGAACCTATCCTGAAAGGACTTGCCATTACCCATGTCGCGCAGTCTAGTTAGCGGTTTACCTGCATCAGATTGCCGGCGGTGGGATGAACATAGTCCGCGAGCATGATGCTTCTTGTCGCATCCTTCAAAGATGCAGATCTTCTTCTACTTCTCCTAGGTACACGAAAGCCCCCGACGTAGGAGAACGTCAGGGGCTTTCTGGCCTCGGGAGCTACCCAAGGATTCTATGTAAATTTGATCGGGCAGGTCTATCCTCGGGTTGTTGAAGACTAAGCGTGTGCTTACTCGCAACCGTCTTGGGTAGCCTTCACTCATTGGAGTGTTGACCCGTCGTGCGCTACCCCGTCGTGAGCGGTCGAGGGCGGTTCCTAGTAGCGCTTGCCCGCTCTGCTGTGCAGGTCTGGGCTTTGTGTGGTGCCTAAGCCCCCCAGTAACCTGGTCAGGTTATGGGGTCTAATTTCGTTGCGCGAGTTCCTCAGTCATTGAGCCTGTAAAGAAGCCCCCAGAATGACTACTGGGCATCGAGGCTGGCCCGCTGAGTAGTCGATATGCTAATCGGTTGAGAAGATTCCAGTCTCATCAACAAAACGCGCGATAGGAAGCACTAGATCCCTTAGGTCACTGTATTCAATCTGAGAATTGAAAGCGAAAGGATTCTCGTGAATCAAAGCCGCAACTAAAATCGCTTCAGGCTGTACAGCCAATGCGTGATTTCGTATATCAAACTCGGGTGCTTGAGGCCCGATTTCATCCCGGATCCGGTTCAGTAAGTCTCTATGCTTGGATGCAAAATCGGAAGATAGTGTAAGTAATTCCGAAGGAGACCGATCTGTCAGAGCGCCAATCTCCCGCAAGTGATCAGCCGTGAGCCCTCGGCTACCAAGGCTCCAGTTCATTTGCTTGGCTAGAGCCTGAAGGCCCTTCATCAAGTCAAGAGGGGCATTGGACTTGAGTAAGCTCACTTCTTGAACCCCCTTATCTAACTCTTGATCGAGCAGTTCTGCGAGAGCCAAAGCCCTAGCGAATTGCCTTTTCGTATCCTTCGAAACCCCATCTGGTCCTTTGTAAATAAACTCATGTTCAGTCTCTGCCCATGTATGCTCCGCGAGTGTACGAATTTGAACTTCGCATCGCACATGATCAGAAAGCGGCGTTACCGCGCCAGAGATTAGCAAGTCCAGGTGCAGTCCACCATAAGTTAGCTCATTATACTCGCGACCCTGACTCTTATCATCAACGTCGAGAACTTTAAACAGATGGGACGCCTCTATAAGAGCTTGTACCTGTGACTTCTGGGAGGCCAGAGGAACGATAATTCGTATCCCTAAGAGATCTGAGCAGTCGCGCCAAGGGTCGACGTACTTAAAGGATCTACTTCCATCCTTAGGTGGCTTACTTTGCTTGGCAAATAAGCTCATTGGATCTTTAGGTCTAGACTCCACAAGTGGAGTTCTATGCATCGACTCGTCTAGCAAGTCCTCGATCTGTCTGGCTGCTGTAAGCAGTATTTTTTCGTAGAGTGCATAGTTGCTCTTGTACGCATCATATGTGGCAGCAGCCGACCAGCTTTGTCCAGACATAGTCAGCGAGATCGGGTGTTCTTGACGTTTTCCAGCGGCACATCAGGGATTGTAATGTTGTATGTTTCGGCAACGCTGTTTTCTTTATTGCGTTCCACTTTGATCCGGCTGTCAGAGCCGATCGCCTCGGTTGGCGCCACAATGGAAATATCACTACCCAGCTGGATCCGAATGTTGTCCAGGTTGTTCTTGACCATCTTGATATCCTTGTTGAAAGGAACTGGTGGCGCACCCCGCTCCAAAGCTGCCCTGAAGACGAAAGTTTGATGGACCTGTGGAATATGATCTTTGACAAATCTTCGTGGATCGAGTGACTGCGAATTGCTCTTCAGTGTTACTGATAAAGCAGCCTGTGCTTCCATCTTCGCTTCAGCATCCATAGAGCTCGCCGAGATCGCTTCGGTCATAGTGTCCATGAATTTTTTGGTCAGAACTTCAGGCTCGTCACCCAAGCGCATGCCGAGGAATTCTGATATGAAGTATGTGGCAAAACGTCCACTATTCTGCACATCAGCAAGATACCCGGAAATATTAGCTTGCTCTTCGGCGTCAGGGCTCAGAATCGCAACCTTATAAATTCTGTTTTGATCGCCGAAAACGAGATCCGGTATGCGCTTAATGGACAAGGCTCGATCACCGTTAGGAAGTTTTTTGGTTTTAGCCTGCATTGCTTCTTGATGTTCAACTTTAGCAATTAGAACAGACGTTTTACCTTCCATTACAGCGTCTGCAACTACCAAAATTCCAGATTTTGCATTCATTCTCTGGGCGGCAACAAGTCGCTCAGCCAGATCATGACTGAGAGCTTTTAATCCTGGTTCCTCAATGTGCTTAGCAACGAGACTCGGAGTAGGTGTGTCCACCTCGTCATTAGGAATGATGGCAAGCGCCCCTGAACGCAGTGCGTCTACAAATCGGCTTCGGAGGAACCCACGGTCCCGATCGTTTAATTCCACAGGAACGTCTGTTAATGCCAATCCGAAACTGCGGTCTTGACCTTCACCTACCAGAAGGATCTGGTGCATAAAGATGCTCTTTAGAATCAATGTCGAGAAGTCTGGCATGCTTCCTCCGGAATGTGTTTATGCCAATGATCACCCACGCTAATGCAGACTGTCCAATCGATGCGAAGAGTTAGACGCATTGCGGACTTTCTACCTGATCAATCTAACCGCATTCCTTCAGGGCACGTATAATTGAGATGCCCCGCTTTTTGGTTTAGCGCTGCGGGGCGTGGCGCTTTCTGCCTGTTTCCGGGCATAAAAATAAGGCCTCCGTGGTGGAAGCCTTTGGGTACAGTTTTCTCCTGTGCCTATAGTTTAACAGGTTTATAGTTCTGTGCAAGCTTTCGTTTTTGTTCTGCATTTTTTGTCATCGTCGCGTAGCGCTCGTTGATCGCTGCTAATTCCATTACGCAGCGTTCACAGGCTTGGGTATCAACAGGGCGGAACTCGACAGCTAACACAACTTTGATCTTGGCTCCGCACAGCGCAAAGCTGTATTCGTTGGGGCCCTCCAGAAAATACGGGTCCTGTGATCGATCCTTGGACCTGGGAATATATGAAGCGTCCTCCACCGCGTGCACCGATTGGAAATCTTTAGGCAACGTTGGATGCCATTTTCCGGTCACGAGATCTCGTCGTAGCTCGAACCGTTTCAGTGCGCTCATGACGGGGTTCATTCCACCAGGCCGCAATGCTCGTTCTGACATGATTCTCCTATCGAATCTGATGCTTGAGGTCTTCAAATTGCTTTGGCTCCCAGTGTGCACCACAGGACCTACAATTTGCACCGAACATGCTGGCATTCAGTGCAGTGTTTCGGATGGTCTCGCCGTCTTGCTCTGTGAATGCGTGGGTGTTCCCGCAGGCGGGGCATCGTCCGACTAGTTCAACGGATGGTTCGGGGTTGATGAGTTCGCGGATCTCAGCGATCCATTGGCTTGTAGTTTCCACGCATCGGATAATGGTTTCTTCATCCTTCGCGAATGAGGCCCAGCTATCGAGTTTCGTTTCTGGCGGGAGCTCGGGGTTCTCCGTGCCCGTGTTTGCGATGTAGCTGGTGTTGAGTGATTCTTGGATCTCGGACCACAGGGCAACTGCGGCGAGGGCCACGGGTGAGCGTGACCCGGATCCGCTTTTCCCTCCCCTGCGGCTGCTTGATCCAATCTCCTTGCGGATCTGCTCGAAGAGGCTGGTTTCGTTTGGGTAGCTTACTGATCCGTTTTCGGGATCGATATGCTTCACCGGATGGGCTTTGGTCAGGACGGTTATGTTTTTGGATAGTTCCACGGAGTGCATTTGTTTCCCTTTGCTTTGGTTTAGGGTTTAGTCGGAGAGTGCGTCGTGAATGTTCGAGTAGTGACCTTGGAACACCATTTCGGTGTCCCCTGCGCGTCCTCGTCGGTTCTTTTCCACGTTCATGTACATCCGGTATGAGTCTTCGCCTTTCAGCTCACGATGCAGGAGGATGATCACGTCCGCGTCCTGCTCGATTGAGCCGGAACCTCGCAGGTCTGATGACCGGGGTACCTTGTCTTCTCGGTTCGCGCTGCCACGGTTCAACTGGGACAGGAGAACGATAGGAATGTTCATTTGTAACGCCATCAGCTTCAACTGGCGGGTTACGTCTGATAGGAATTCTTGGTCGGTCATCCTTTCGCCTGCCTGGGAGATCAGCTGTAGGTAGTCGATAACAACGCCGGCCAGTTCTTCTGTACGGTGTACGTCGTTGATGAACCCCCGGATGGCGGGCATTGTCGATGTGCGAGGTTCGGACACGTAGATTCGCCGGTTCTCCATGGTGGGCAGCCATTCGGCCATTCGCTGCCAGTCCTCCGAGGTGAGGCTTCCTCCGGTGATTCGCTGGTAAGGAATTTTCTTCTCGTTGGCTATGAGGCGGTCCATGAGATCAGCTTCGAGCATTTCGAGACTGACGAAAGCAACCGACCCATAAGGTTCAAGCGACTGAGCAAGTTGCAGACCTACCGCCGATTTGCCTACGGATGGTCGCGCACCGACGACGTAGAGCGCTCCTGGCATGAGCCCGCCGATGAGGTCGTTGATTTGCGGCCATGGTGTTTGATAGTAGACGCGCTCTTTTTCGAGGTTGTCCACGTAGGTCTCGGTGTTCGAACCGATAGGTGCGATCTTACGGAGACCGATGCTGCCGCGAGCACTTTCAAGGGTTGCTTTCGCCTGCTCGATGACATGTTCAGGGTCCACTCCACGTTCGGCCTGAGACCTGATCCAGTCGGCAGTCGCGGCGAGGTTTCGCCCTGCATGAGCATCGGCAACGATCTTCGCGTAGTAAGCCACTGTGGAGGCCGTGGGAGTGACGGACATGGCTTGGTGCAGCAGTGACGCGTCTACCCGCTGTGCGTTCGTGAGAGCGTACTTTGGCAGGGTTAGAACGTTGATTGGTTCGCCGCAGGTTTTCATCCCGATCATCAGGCGATGAACATCTTCTAATCGCTTATCTTGGTAGCTCGACGGGTCTAAATCGATCTCATCAAGCGCTTGGCCTCCCGTGAGGAGGATTGAACCGATGACGGACAGTTCCGCGTGTTCGAGAGTCCCGCTCATTTCGTGATCGCTTTCGGCATGTCCGGTAATTCGAAGGTTCCTGCGTGGTAGGCGTGGTACTCCTCCGGCGAGATAGAGCCTGAGGCGACGAGGTTGTAGAGGTGCTTCTTGCGGGCAACGGATAGTTTGACGTTGTCGTAGTCCTCGTCTTCCTCTCTGATGCGGATGTCCGTTCGGATTTTTCCGATGCGATCCTCGCGGATTTTCTTCACGCCATGGCGAATATCCGAAGGCATGATCCATTCTTTGGATTCACGGAAGTACTCGCTCACAGCGTTTAGTGAGTCGGTCAGGTCTAGGTCGCCGATGGTGTCGTGCCATGCCTGGATTGCTGGTTGGTCGAAGGTGCGGTTGTTGAATGCTTGGATTTTGGCAAGAACCATGGCGGTGTCGGTGATATTCATTGGGTGATTGCTCCCTGGTTGCGTTGTTCTAGCTCTTGGGCGAGCAGGAGTGTCTGCTGCATGCGGTCTGAAGTGGACTGCATCGAGGTGTTTGCTTTGCTGTTATAGCCGTCGATGAGCTGCCCGAGGGTGGTCTTGATGATCGGTTTTCCAGCTCGGTAGGTGTCAACGATTGCTTGCACTGCTTGTGGCTCGGTGAGCTGTCTATCTCGCAGCATCCATTCGGTCAGCTTCATGACGGCGACGTAGTTGAATGCTTTCCCGACTGCTTCGTAGGCTTCGGTCGTTACTCGCTGTGCGGGGGTGTTCTTTGAAGGTTTCGACTCGTCGAAACGGTTCTTTGGGATAGTACTTTGGGATAGAACGGATATGGGGGTGTCACTGTGACCGGTAGGTTTTTCGTTATCCACAGGTTCGCTTCCCTTATCTGGCGCGGATTTTGATCCCTTTTCGGGCAGTTTTCCCCTACCGGTCACTCTGACCGGTTGGGGGGTGTCACTGTGACCGGTAAGTCCACCCTTATCCCTACCGGTCACGTTGACCGGTAGGACGTATCGATCTGAGGTGCGCGAACCGTTTTCCCGGGTCCTTCGCTCGCGAATGATCAGCCCTTCATCCTCCAGGGCTTTCAACGCACGACGCACGCTGGATTCCGAAGCGCCAATCGTATCGGCGATATGTTTTTGCCCTGGAAAACACGAATGGCGCTCGTCTGCGTAGTCCCCCAAGACGACGAGCACGAATTTTGGGATTGTGGGGATCTTCTGATCGAAGGCCCACTTAAGAGCTCGGATGCTCACTTGGACTCCTATGAAATGCACAGTGGCGAGGAACAGTAATTGTTCCTCGCCACTGAATAACTACGTGGGTTGCTCTTGTTTCGTTACTCTCCGCCAGGCAGCAATGAGTAACGCAACATGCAGTCTGGGCAGGTGTAGGACGTGCCTGTGGTTGCTCCGTAGCTGTCCTTTACCGGGACGGCTGTATCTCCGCATAGCGCCACGGTGAAACGTCCAGCTGCAATATCTTCTTTGGGCCAGTAGTGCAGCTCCACCGGGGCAGGTGCAACCTTTGATTCAGCTGTTGCAGTGGAGGTGCTAAGCATTGTCGCCACCGCCGTTGATTCGGTACTCGGCACCGTGCAATTCGTCGAACGCTGCGAAGCCGGTTACTGCGCTGATGTTGTGGGTATCGCACCACATGGCGAGTTCGGTGACAGTGTGCCAGCGTGGGTCTTTCCGTTGCACCGGGTTAGCGGTCATAACCTTTACCGCGTGCTCCTGGTCGATCTTGCTCAAGATTTGCTCGATCATTTTCGGCAGGTGTTCCAGCTGTTCTCGGGTCCACGGCTTTTCGATGTATTGGGCGTCATCGTCGTCGCTGGTGTACCCATAGTTTGAGACGTCGAAGAAAATCCCGCGCTCAGCGGTCCAGCGACTGTTGATCTGGGTCCCGGTGGAGTTGTAGAGGTGAACGCTTGGGCCTTCGTAGCTTGAGCCGAGGATCTGGCAGTTCTCATCGGTGTTCAGGTCCTTGGGGGTGCAGCCCATGCCGCATGAGCAGACATATTCAAGCTTGAATCCTGCAGGTGGCTGAGGAAAGTTGGTAACATTGTTCACGGCTGGTTCCTTTTCTAGGTAATTGGTTGAGGCTGCGACGGATACTTTGGCGAGTGCGTCGCGGCCTTTCTTTATTTCGAGTGATTGGTTGGTATCGCCGATCTGATAGCGAGTTCTGCCCGTAGCACTCACGACAATTCCTCCATCAAGCTCGGTTCAAACAGTTCCGCGTAGTGCTCATCCCACACCTGATCGAATAGTGGACGATCTGAATTGGTGTAAGCGTTGATCATCCGAATGGAACCGTTCACCTCGTTCGTCGCCTTCTTCGGGGCCTCGCCATGCAACTCCCGGTATGCTTTAGCGATTCGCCGGCCAAACATCGAACGCTCAGACTTGATCTCACTGGCCTTCAAGCCCTTGCCGATCAAGTAGTCATCCACATGCAACGGCAGATCCAACGGGTCAATCTCCGGCTCTTCACCCAACGCACGAGCAGCCAGGATCTTCGCCTTCGACTCCAAGAACTTCGGCGACAAGAACGGAGACAAAGCCTGTAGCGCCTCACCCTGAGCCTTGATCGTCATCGCGAGGCGGTCCAGCTGTGCGGCCGAAGCATTCGGGTTGATCGTGCCGCCCTCATGGAAGTACGCGTCCAACGCGTCAGCAGCCTCATTCTGGAAGAGCGCGAGATACGCCTTGGCATCCTCGTTCTCGATCCGCCGATGGTCAATCGTGGCGAGCCACATCGTCATAACCTTGCGTTCAAGCATGCTCATTTCGCGACGCTTGCCATCTTCGGCAACCGTGGCAATAACTGCCACGGTTCCCCAAGGGGCACCCTTGATGCGTTTCAACTGGGCGGAGTAATCTACGCCGATTGACTCGCACATGTGGCGCAAGCTCACGAACTGCTTTCCGCCCTCATTGGTTGCCGTGATCGTAGTGGTGTGGAACGGGATTTCGACTAAAGTAGTCATTGAGTTACTGCTCCTAATTGGTAGGGGTAAAACGAAACCCCAGCGGCCAGGCTGGGGTTTTTCTTCATGCGGCGGCAAGCACCCTATTGACTGCCGTCTCGCCGGTCGGATCTGAATACTGAATGACCCGCTCAAGCTCAGGATCAAACAAGCCCTTCTTGAACTTGTTGGCCAACTTGTCAGCGCGTGACTTAGAAAGCGTCTCGCCGTTGTCGCCGGCCAAAATGATCAGCCAGTCACGAATGTCGTTCTTCTTGGCGCTGCGGTCACAGGCGATATACATAGAGCTCTCCCTAGGAAACGCGAGTCTCGAAAGACAAGCGGGGTGGTACAAAGAGTGGTGTGATGCCTGATTAGGCGAAGGGGTCTTTCTTGCGGTTCTGCTGGTTGCGGGTCTTGACCCAGGTTTTGATGTTCTCGATATCTTCTGGATCGAGAGCCATGCGGTTCTTGCTAAGAGTGGTGAAGTGCCCCGACTCTTTGGCATACCTGCGAAGTTCTGTCTTAGTCATCCCCAGTGTTGGGGCAACGGCTTCAGGTGACTGGTAGAAGGGGGATTCCACTTCGGCGGTCATGCCGCCACCGACTGCACGAAGTCCGGATAACTGATTGCTTCGGTCGGGACGCCTAACCCGATTGCAATTTTGCGCAAAGTTGCAGGCGATACTTGTCGCGCACCTTTTTCCACGTGCGACAAGGTGCTCTTGGTGATCTCCGAGCGAGCGGCCAGATCGACAGCGCGAACCCCAAGCGCTTCACGGATTACGCGAACGGCGGTGCCGTTGATTCGTAATTTCATCGTTGTAGTTTCCATACCGCAACTCTAACCAACAGTTCGCAACTTTTGCAACTCATGCAACTAGGTTTTTTGCACAATCCCGCAATCCTGCGGAAAATCAGCTTGCAAAGTTGCGAAGAGTTGCCATAGGATGGCTTATATGAAGATCAACGCAGATAAGTTGCAATCAATTCGCAGATATATGGATCTAACTCAGGCTGAAATGGCTGAGCATCTAGACGTTTCGCCAAGAACAATTGCCAACTGGGAATCATCCGGGGTGCCGATGTCCAAGGAGGCAAGAGTGGCTAAGATTCTCGGATCGGTAATATCCGAGGTTGATTACATAGAGTCACTGAATGACGCACCACCACCCGCGCTGTCAGATGAAGAAATCGAGGAACTGAACAGGCGTTCGGAGGAAGCGGACTGGGCGCCTTCATGGGCCACGAAGAATTCCAAGTCTCCGGAGGCGCGGAGGGCATACCTTCTTCAGGCGTTTAGCGACGTCGATCTGCTCCTTGAGCTAAAGAGCAGATCCTTGCGCAGAGGGGACAGGGCTTCCCACTGGAACGCCGAGCGGATGGAGCGGTACCAGAACTTCGTTTCACCCCAGTGGCAAGACCCTGATTACTCCAACATGTCCGATGAGGATGTTAGAAAGAACAGATACGATTTGGCCGCTCGGCCGGCTGAACCGAACATTGGATTCGATGACTTACCTGACGAACCTTGAGCAGTTAGCTCACGAAATGGGGGTGCGGGTTCGATACGCACCCCCCCTGCCCGGAACGATGTGGGGTGTATACGAGCACCGCTTTCGCTTCATCACATTGCGCCCCGGCATGGGCATGCCCCAGCTGGTAACAACATTCACTCACGAACTAGGCCACGCCCATTTCGGGCATTCAGGGCACCATCCAAAGACTGAGCGCGCAGCTAACCGCTGGGCGGCAAGGAAGCTGCTCACAGTCGATCTTCTCAAGGAACACTCCGTGGCGAGCGCTGACACAATGTCAGTTGCTGCGAGCCTCGGAGTGCTCCCCTCGGTAGTTGAGGCCTTCATTGACACGCTGAGTATGGGTCAGATTGTGGACCTAATGAACTACATGGCAGAGCTCCACACATAG